GATTTTTGAAACTATCTACTTTGCGGCAATCACCGAGAGTATGAATTTATGTAAAACAGGTGAATATAAACCATATGACTTTTTTAAAGGGTCACCGATGTCAAAAGGTATATTCCAATTTGATATGTGGGGATTAGATTACGAAGGATTGGGTAGAATGTGGGATTGGGACTCACTTAAATTAGAAGTGTCCAACCACGGGGTTTGTAACTCGTTATTCACCGCTCAGATGCCAGTTGCGTCTTCTGCTAAGATTACAGGTTCATTTGAAATGACAGAACCGGCTCACTCGGCATTGTTTAATCGTCGTGTAGTTGGGGGTGAGATTTTAATTGTTAACAAATACTTAATTAACGATTTTGAAAAAATTGGTATTTGGTCTGAGGATTTGAAAAATGAAATCATTATGAATGAAGGTTCTGTTCAGAACATTAATTTTAATAATTATTTAGACACCGAAGATAAAAATTACAATAAGAAAGTTAAGAGAATAGAACATTTAATTCCTAAGTACAAAACAATTTGGGAGATATCTCAAAGAGAACTTATTGATATGGCGGCAGATAGAGCACCATTCATTGACCAATCACAATCAATGAATATCTATATGTCTAACCCAACATTATCAAAAATTTCATCATCACACTTCCATTCTTGGGGTAAAGGATTAAAAACTCTTTGTTATTATGTTAGAACAAAGGCTATATCGACCGGAGCAAAACACTTAGCTGTTGACATCTCAAAAGTAGGTCAATCAAAACCAATTGAGAAACCAACAGTTGATTTAACACAAAAACCAACTGATACGGAATTTGAATGTTTCGGATGTGGTTCTTAAAAAGAATATAAATCACGACTTAGGTCGTGATTTTTTATTTTGGGGGTATTTATAAAAAATAATGACGACACTATATTTATAGTTATGGCAGATGGTAAAACATATGGAATTAATTTTCCTTTTAACGATTCTCGAGAGGGAAAATATTTGAGTCTTTCAAATACGGCTTCAGATGAGATTAGAACTGATTTAATTCATCTTTTATTAACAAGAAAAGGTACACGATATTATTTACCTGATTTTGGTACAAGATTGTATGAATTTATATTTGAGCCTATGGACGGACCAACTTTTTCTGAAATTGAGTCTGAAATACGGGCATCTGTTGAAGAATATATCCCTAACATTACTATAACAAATATAAGTGTTACCTCAGCTGATATGGGGGAAGAAGATAAAGGTACTTATGTTGAAGGTGATGAAAGAATTTATAGAGTACCCGGAATTGGGACTAAAGAACATACCGCAAAAGTGAAAATTGATTATACAATAACGGATGACGTTTTCAACTCGAGTGATTTTGTAATAATTAACATTTAATATTATGGCTAATAAAAAAATATCCTATACTACAAGAGACTTTCAATCAATAAGAACTGAGTTGATAAATTTCACAAGAACTTATTATCCTGAGTTAATTGACAACTTTAATGACGCGGGAGTATTCTCGGTGTTATTAGATTTAAATGCTGCGGTTACCGATAACATACAGTTTAACATTGATAGGAGTATCCAAGAGACAGTATTACAATATGCACAACAAAGGTCTTCAGTATTTAATATTGCAAGAACCTATGGGCTTAAAATACCCGGTCAAAGACCATCAGTTGCTTTAGTGGATTTTTCAATCACTGTTCCAGCGTATGGTGATAAAGAGGATTTAAGGTATTGTGGGATATTACGTAGAGGCTCTCAAGTCAATGGTGCCGGACAAATATTCGAAACGGTTTATGATATTGATTTTTCTTCACCAATAGGTGCGGAAGGATTCCCAAATAGATTAAAAATACCTAATTTTGACGCGAATAACAGATTAATAAATTATACTATAGTTAAAAGAGAAACGGTTGTTAATGGTGTGACTAAAGTATTCAAAAAAGTGGTTACCGCTAATGATGTTAGACCATTTTTAGAAGTTTTTTTACCTGAAAAAAACGTTTTAGGTGTAACTAGTGTATTATTAAAAGATAGTACTCAATATTCTAATGTACCATCAGTACAAGAATTCTTAGGTCTTGATAACAGATGGTATGAAGTAAATGCTTTAGCGGACAATAGAGTCTTTATTGAAGACCCCACAAAAGTTTCAGACCAACCCGGAATAAAAGTTGGGAAATATATCGAAACAAGTAATAAATTCATTACTGAATTTACTCCTGAAGGGTTTATGAAAATGACTTTTGGTGGTGGTAATCAATCAGCTGATGAACAATTAAGAGAATTTGCTAGAGACGGATATAATTTGAATTTATATAAATATTCAAACAACTTAGCTTTAGGTAGTACTCTAAAGGCTAATTCAACATTGTTTGTTCAATACAGAGTAGGTGGTGGTACCGGTAGTAATTTAGGGGTTAACGCAATCACTCAAATTGGTACTGTTTCATTCTTTGTTAACGGACCAAGTCAAAGTCAAAATACTAGTGTTATAAATTCGTTATCTTGTACAAATGTAACAGCGGCGATTGGAGGAGCTAATTATCCAACAACTGAAGAAGTAAGAAATTTTGTAGCATTTAATTTCTCAGCACAACAAAGAGCGGTTACAATCAATGACTATGACTCAATTATTAGAACAATGCCATCACAATTCGGTGCACCGGCTAAGGTGGCAATTACGGAAGAAAATAATAAGATTAAAGTACAAATGTTGTCGTATGATGAAAATGGTAATTTAACTAATATTGTTTCTAATACGTTAAAAAATAATGTTGCAAACTATCTCTCTAATTATAGAATGATTAATGACTATGTTTCAATTGAAACCGCTAATGTTGTTGATTTAGGGGTTAATATTGACGTTGTTTTGGATAATAGTCAAAATCAAGGTACAGTTATTTCACAAATTATAAATCTTATAACAAATTTCTTCAATCCAACAAATAGACAAATGGGTGAAAATGTGAATGTATCTGAATTACGAAGATTAATACAAAGTGAAAATGGGATTATTTCATTATCAGACATTTTGTTTTTTAATAAAGTTGGTGGGGAATATTCCTCTTCTCAAACATCACAAAGATACTCAGATTCTGATACTAGACAGATAGAATTAGTTGATGATACAATATTTGCGGAACCAAGTCAAATTTACCAAATTAGATATTCTAGTAAAGATATTAACGTAAGAGTTAAAAATCTTAAAACAGTTAACTTCACGTAATAATTTATTTTATAAATAAATGAATTATCTTTTGAAAATAGTAAATAAACTATTTATCAAAAAAGAATACTATGCCAAAATCATATAGAATAAGAACTAACGTAGGGGTAGATAAATCCGTTAACATATCTATCGACCAAGAATTTGAATATATTGAAATATTATCACTTAAAGTATTACAAAGTGATATCTACACTAGAGTATGTTCAGATTATGGTGTTGTTATTGGTCGTGTAAGTGTAAATGATGGTTTTGGAATACCAAATGCAAAAGTTTCCATATTTATTCCATTAACGAATGAAGATGCTGAAGACCCAATAATTTCACAAATTTATCCTTATAAAACTGTTTTAGACGTTAACGATGATGGGTATAGATATAATTTATTACCTTATGAACCATCATACAGTGCTCATCAACCTACAGGAACTTTTCCGTCAAAAATAGACGTACTAACAAATCCAACCCTTATCGAAGTTTATGACAAGTACTATAAACTTAATGCGGTTACAAATCAAAGTGGTGACTTTATGATATTTGGAGTTCCGGTGGGGTCTCAAACACTTGTTGTTGATATTGACTTATCAGATATTGGAGAATTTTCTTTATCACCTCAGGATTTAATTAGAATGGGTATTGCTTCTGAGTCACAAGTTAGTGGTACAAATTTTAAAACATCGTCAAATCTAAGAGAATTACCTCAAATTGTTAGTTTTAATAGAACTATTGTTGTAGAACCATTATGGGGTCAATCTGAAATTTGTAATTTAGGTATTACAAGAACAGATTTTGATTTAAGTAATGAATCAAATATTAATATTGAACCAACAGCAATATTTATGGGGTCTTTAATATCCACTAATGACGACCAATTTCAAAAGAAAAATTGTAAACCAAAAAATAAATCGGGTGAGTTATGTTCATTAACTACCGGACCGGGAGAAATATTAGCAATTAGACAAACAATATTTTTAGATATAAATGGAAGACCAGGTTTAGAAACATTTGATTTAGAACAAGCGGGTCAAGTTATTGATGAAAATGGTACTTGGTTAATTGACGTGCCAATGAACTTGGATTACTTAATTACAAATGAATTTGGTGAACAAATAATATCTGACGACCCTAACAAAGGTATTCCTACAAGAGGTAAATATAGATTCAAAGTTAAATGGAATCAATCACCAACATTAAATGAACCAATTAGAAGAGGTTATTATTTGGTACCTAACATTAAAGAACACGGGTGGACTGATAGTAGTAATGACCCGATAAGTCTTGGTTCAGGACCTGAATATGATTTGGCAATTAAATCATATTCGTTCAGTTTAGATTGGACTGATTATCCGGATATTCAAGGTGCAATAG